GGTGCTGTAGGTCCAGGTGTCCAGAAGCACCGCGCCACCGTTGGTCCATTCCGGCGCCGTCGCCGCGTTGTTCATTGCGAGAATCTGCCCCGCCGTGCCCTTCGCAAGCCGGGTCCACGACGCAGACCCGCGATAGAGAATATCGCCCTCTGCCGCGCCCTGGTTGCCGGTGATCGCCTCGCGCCACGTCCCCCATGTTGACGACGCCATGCGCCGGAAAAACACCCGATCCGGCGTCGCGTCGGGGTAAAGGAACATGACCGCCGCGCCAGACGTTTCGCGCCAGGTCTCGACAATGCCGGTATTCGACGCGGCGACCCCGGTCGGGAATGTGCCCGTTGTCGTGCCGTCGAAGCGGTATGCCCCTGAGGCGATGTTGGTCGCGTCAAGGTTCGCCAGAAGCCCGGTCGAACCCGTCACGCCAAGGCCGAACGGCGTGAAGCCCGAGGCCGCGGTTGCCGCCGCACCCTCGATCGCGGCCTGCACGTTCGTGAACGGCAGGGTTACGGTCGGCGAGAAGGTGATTTCCTCGGCGCCCGATGCCGACGCGGGGGTGCGGAACACCGGGTCGATCGTATCCACCGTCGCGCCGTCCGGGTCGGTGATCACCGCCTTGATCGCGCCGCCCGCCGAGAACACCTGCGGCCATTTGCCTTCGCTGTCCGCCGCAAGGGGCTGAGCAAGCGGCACCGTCGCGTCCTTGTCGGAGTAGACCGTCACGGGCGTCGTGGTGCCGGACTGAAAGAACGAGACACGATACCCCGCGCCCGGCGCGGCGTTGTCGGTCAGCACCCGAACGGGCGTCCAGAGAAGGAGGTCAGCCATCTAGCGCGTCTCCGGGTTGTGTGGCATCCTGGCAAGATGAGCGAACACATCGCAGACCGGCTCGCCCGCCGCGCCCGCCCGTTCCTGATTGTGGCCCTCGTCTTGTCCGGGCCGGTCTTTCTGCTCAGCTACGTCCTGCTGATGCGGGACATGGCGCTATCCCTCGGGTGGTGGGCGGCTCCCGTTTTCGTCGCCCACGTCCTCACCTGGCTAGGAATTGCGTCCCTGCTTGATAACCGCCAAGGGCGGTAGCGGTCGAAACCATGTTGGCGATCCGCCGTGCCTCAGCTTCCGCCAGGGGCTGGCCCTGCATCGCGGCTCGCACCGACGCCATGGCGCGCTCCGCTTCCGGGCCGCGAATGCGCGTCAGCGCATCGGCGATCTGGGCGTAGAGTTCCTGCCTGCGGGCCAGATCGTCCTCTGGCGTGGTGGCGGTAAGCGTCTGGATGATCCGCTGCGCAGCATTGACCGGGCGCCCGCGCGCCGCGGCGCCGATGGGGCCAGGCTCAAGCGCCGTGTCCATGGCCTGCCGCCCTGCCAGCCTGATGGCAGTCTGCGAGTTGCGCGCGACCCCGGCTCGCAGTTCCAGCTTCATCGTCTCGCGGTCGATGATGTTGAACAGCCTCCGCGCCTGCGCCTCGCCAAGCACCTCCGAAATCGTCTCCCGGTTCTGGCGACTGGACAGCGACTTGATCGGAATGAGCGCCTCGCGCGCATCGACGTTTGGATCGGTGATGGTGCGCTGCACCCGCGCCATGGCATCGTCGATATACGCCCTGAGACCGCGCTTGAACGCATCCAGCGCTTCCCGCGACGGCTTGCCGGCGACGAACTCGGCAACCTCTTCCCGGATGCCGCGCTGTGCGGTGAATGCGCGGCGGCCCAGGTCGAGCGCCTGATCCTCGGCGATCTTGTCGCCGCCCAGCCGCACTGCGGTCCTGTAGGGCGGCACCGCCTCGGCAATGGCATCGCGCAGTTCCGTGGCAAGCCGCGCTGCCCGAACGCCCCGGGCGTTGCGGCGGCCGAAATTGTCCACTTCGCTTGCTGCGATGCTGCCCAGCGCCTTCTTGATTTCGTCGAGCTGCTGGACGTTCGGCATCTCCCGGAAGGTCACCGATCCGTCGTCGGCGATCTGCGCCATGATCTGCATGTTGCGCTGGCCGGCCGCGGTCATGGCCTCGTTTGCCTCGTCCACGGCGGCGCGCAGCGTGTTGGGCGGGATGCGCGCCAACACCTCCTCGATCCGGCGCCCCTGCTGCGACGCATAGTCGATGGGCGTTTCATAGGCCCGGCGGTAGGCCTCCTGCCGCAGCGGCGCCGTGCGCGCCGAAATGCCCCTGGCCGTCGCCCGGATGCCCTGCGGGCTGCCCAGCACATCATCCAGTGCCTTCGTGATTTCGGGCGCGGCCGTCGCGGCCCGGCCTTCCACCGCCTCCCGCCCGATGCGGGTTGCCGCGCCGCCCGCCGACATGGCGTCGTCGAGAAGCTGGCGCGTGCCCGGGCCGGCATCCGCAAGCATGGCATCGGCGCCGGCCCGTCGGAGCGCGGCTTCTGCCGCGTCGAGATCGTCGTTCATGAGGCTGCGCTTGACCACGCTCGCAGCCTCCCGTGACACTCCGAACTGCCGAGCGATCGTCGATACGTCCGACGTGCGCAAGCGATTCAGAACGTTCCGCACGCCCGCAGCGACAAGGGGCGCCGCCGCGCCCACCACGGCGCCAAGCCCGCCGCCCAGGAGCGCGCCAGTGCCAGCGCCGCGCATCCGGTCGGCCTCATTGCGTCCGGCGCCCGAAACGGTTCCTTCGATGGCACCAGCGCCTGCACCCGCCACCCCCGCTGCGAAAGCCTGCCCGCCGATGGAGGCCGGCGCAGCCGCCGACACCGCGGGCGCGGCCAGCCCGGCAAGCGGAATTGCGCCGGTGATGCCGCCCGCAAGCTGCAACGCGCCAGACGCCCACGGTCGCTGGCGCTCCATGGCGTCCTGCGTCTGCTGGATGTAGCGCGCGCTACCCTCTCGGCCGGTGAGCATGTCCACGGCGCCGCCCATGATTTCGTCGGTCCACTCACCCAGGAACGGGACGCCCTGCAAGAACGACACGGCGCCCCGAAACAGCGCCGGATCGCGCGCAAGCACGATCTCATCCTCTGCGGCCTGCGTCGCCTCTGCCGCGCGACGCTCTGCCGCTGCACGTCCTCCGGCCGCCTCGCTGCGCTCGCGCATGAGCCGCATGGTTTCCTCGCGCGAACGCCCCCCGATGCCGCGCCCCGGCGCCGGTTGCGGCGCAAAGCGGGTCCACGGCCCCGCCGTCGGGGCTTCGCGCTGGAACCTGGTCCAGGGCCCGTCAGCCATTGATGCGCTCCCAGTTGTTCGGATCCGCCGGGTCTCCGCCGCGGAATCGGTAGCCGTCCATCTCGGTGCCCGGGGCGGGAACCGCCTCTGCGGGCTGTGCCGGCGCGGATTGCGGGGCGGTGACGGCGGGTTGCGGGATGCTGCCAGTGCGTCGTGCGGCCTCGACCAGCGCCCGCTCGGTCATGGCGACCTGTTCCGCGCTCATGCCCGCCTTGAGCGCTGCCAGCGCCCTGGCGCGCGCTTGCCGCTTCGCTTCGAGGACCGCGGGGCTGTCCCCCGGTTGCGGTAGGTAGGTCTTGCCGTAGAGTTCCTGCTCCTGCGCCGTGATCGCGGCCCCGGTGTCCTTGCGCAGGATGGCTTGAAGGAATTCGTCACCGGCCTGACGCGCGACCTGATACTCGTCAGTCTGAAACTCGCGCCCAAGGCCGAGCGGGACGCGCTCCGCCAGCGCCTCGCCGCGCGAAACCAGGGCGTCCGCTACCGGCTCAAGCGTACGCAGGGCGCCCTCTGCCCGCGTGGCGAACACGTTGTCCTTCGATTGCAGTTCTGTAAGCGGGCGGCCGCCGATCCCCGCGCCCTCGACAACTCGCGTCGAGCCATCCGGCCCGACCTCCACCATCATACCTCGCGGCGGGTTGATCGGGTAGAATCGCCCATCCGGTCCGAATTGCCCCGCCTGCGCCCCATACTGCGCCGCCTCCTCTGGCGTGGCATTGCGGAACATCTGCGCCTCAGGCAACTTGCCATTGTTCGCCATGAACTCCTGGTATTCCGGCGTTCCCGGCTGCAATCCAGCGGCCTGCGCGCGCATGTCGAGCTCCCGGAAGCCCGCCGGCGCCTCCTGGTCGCGCCCCATCTGCAACGCCTCGGCCACCCCGAGCGCCTGCGCGATCAGGAGGTCCTTGTCGCCGAACCGGCCCACCAGCTGCGGCAGCCCGTTTTCGGTCATCCACCGATCCCAGGTCTCCGGGTCGTTGATCTGCGTCGCCGCGGCAAGGCCGCGCTCAAGCGCCGCCGCCTCGGCCTCGCGCTCGGCCGCCGAAAGGCTGGCCGCGAACTGCGCCGCCTGTTGGGCTGCTTCCTGTTTGGCAAGCGCGAGCCGTTCCTCGTTGATCCGCATGTTCTGCCGGGCGGCCTGAATGTCCAGCGCCGCCGCCGGATCGAACCCTGCGAGCGCGTTGAGCGCGTTCTGGTCTCCGGCGAGGATGCCCGCCCCCTGGGTCCGGTAGAGGTTCGCCAGCGCGTTCTGCTGCTGGATCTGATTGGTCTGCGCGGCAAGCGCGTTGCCCTGCGCCATCGCGCCCAGGGCGTTCACCGGCTCCCCGGCAAGGATGATGTCAGCGCGATACGCCATTACGTCAGGCTCCCAAGCAGATTGCGCCTCTCGACCATGAGCGGCTGCATGGCCAGGACGTTCGGCGCCCGCATGAAGGCGCGCGGGTCTTGCTGCATCGCAACAAGTCTCAGCTCATTGCGCGGCTGTTCGGCCGGCGGCTGGGCAAGCGCGTTGTCGGCAAGCATCGTGGGCGGCTGTTCGTCCGGGCCCGGCGCGGACTTGCCACCCTTCGAGGCTGTCCACTGCCGGAATCTCCCGACCGTCATGCCCTGAAGGAACGGGTTCGCCCGGATGACTTCCGGTGGCAGGACTTGCGTCAGCGCCACGTTGTCCGGCTGCGACAGAACCTTGATTGCGCCGCCAGCTCCGAGGAAGTGCGCGGCGTAGAGGTTGCCGCCGGACGTGGCGATTCCGGCGTTCCTCAGGATGCGCGCGTTGTCCGCCGTGAAGGCCCGGATGGCCCGTTCCTGCTGGGCAGGGTCGAGCCGGTCAGTCAGCCCGAGGTTCGGGTATTTCCGCGCCAGCTCATCCCAGGTGCTCTTGATGAACTGGTAACGGCCCGTCGCCGTGGAGCGCGGGTTCCTGGCCCGGTCGTTGCCGCCGCTCTCGGCGGCGCGGATCGCTGCGAAGTAGTCCGGCGTCATCGTAATCCAAGCCACCAGTTTCCCGTGCCGGTCTGCGGATTGTAGGGCTGGGCGAGATTGCGCTGATACTGGTTGATGCCGATCAGATTGTTGATGGTGCCGCTGATGGCATTCCCGACCCCGATGGCACCCGCCGCCTGCGCGTTGCCCCGGGCCGCCAGCGCGTTGGACACGCCCGCCGCCGCGTTCTGGCTGGCCTGACCGCTTACCTGCGCTGCCGACATGCCGGTATCCACGAGGCCCCCGAGGCGGCTCATGTAGTTGCCGAACTCCTCGGACGCGATGCCCTGTCCGAACCGGGTCAGGTCTTGCAACGTCCGGCCCGAGTGGAGGCCCCCGCGCGCCGATGCCAGCGCGTTGACCGCCTGCGTCCCCTGGTCGAAGCGGAACTGATAGCCCGGCGATGCCTCGAAGCCCTGGTATTCCTGCCCGCCGGTGCGGTTGGCGTTGGCATAGGCCTGCGCCTGCTCCAGAGTGTCAAAGACCTGCCCGTTGACGCTGTAGCGCGTGGGGCTCGTTGTCGTGGTCCGCGCCGTCATCCGCCCCGCAAGGCGCCGCGCAATTTCCGGGTCCGGGTGCAGCGACCGCCACGAGTTCGGGTCTGGCCGCCCGCCCTGCACGGTCGCGCCCGGAATTTCCGTGATCGTCGGCGCCGTGCCGCCAAACGTCGGGCGCGGGCCAAGTCCCATGTTGTAGAGGTAGGCCGCAAGCGCGTTCGTTCCCTGCGAGCGATACGGCTCAAGGTCCGAGCGAATGATGTCCCGCGTCTCGCGCTGAAACGCGATGTCCTCCGCCGCGGCGGCTCGCTGGGCGTTGGCGGACTTCTTGGCTGCGCTGGCCGTTGCGAGCCCGCCGACAATTGCGCCTAGTGCAGCCATTCAGGCCTCCATCCGTAGCATTCGACGCCGCACGCCATGCGGCCCTCGATCCTGCCGCCTACAGCGCGCGCCAGACGCGCTGCCAGGCGGTTTCGTTCGTCAATCCATGTCACCACATGCGCGGGCGATACCTCGGCCCAGAAGGCCCGCAGAAGAGCGCGCGTCGGGCCTTCCGTCTTGCCCCACGCCTCGCGCTTTGCCCCGACGTGGACCTGCCAGACGCGCGGCCAGAACGTCGGGTGAAACGCCAGGCACACCCCGTCCTGCGCGAGGTAGACGAACCAGTCCGGCAGGTCCTGTTCCGTAACCCCGTTCCGGTATTCTGTTTTGTGAGCGAAGTAAGGCTTCGCCTCGTCCAGCCCGATCCGCATCTAGCGATACCGAATGGTCACGGCCCCGGCGTCGAACGTGTTTGCGCCCGTAACCGTGACCCTGACCTGCGTCAGAACGTCCGACAGCGCCTTGCGTCCGCCGCCCGACGCTCCCGTCGTCGAATCCAGATAAACGCCGTGCACTGCGGACCATGCGTTCCCACCGCCGCGACGGAGCGTCATCAGCCCCGAAACTGTCCGCGACGCACCTGCCGACCGCACGATGAAGCCGCTCGTCGAGGTGGAGGCTGCGGCGGATGTGCCGCTGATGGCGCCCGAAAACGACTGGTAGCCCGTCGTCTGGACCCCACCGGCATCGCCAAGCTGGACCAGCAGGTTGTCGGTCCCGCTGAGGCTCACGCCGTCGAAATGAAGCGCGATTTCGGTCACCCCGGCCGGGATTCCGGTGAAATCCACGGCAGTCCCGGAGGTCGTCGCCGTCGGCCCGGCCGTCGTGCCCGCCAGCGCGTCCAGAACCGCTCCCGAGGTCGGGAATGCCGTGTCCGTGTCCGTCACCGCGGTCTGCACGACGCCCGCGGCAAAGTTCGAGAGCGTCAGGCCGGCAATCGGCGCGTTCACGCCGCCGACCACGCCCTGCATGATCTCTAGAAACGCCTGCGTCGGCGTTCCATCAGGGTTGACGATCCTTTGCCCCTGAAGAAGTTGCTTCGCGGTCATCCGACCTCAACCCGCGCCGTGGCGTTCAGGCTGCATTCGATCGCGTCCGAAATGGTGAGCTCCGCCACCATCTGCCGGAACTCGCCCATCTGCCGCCAGATGATCCGCTTCGCATATTCCCCGACGCCCCAGGATCGAACCTTGGGCGCTCCCCACGTCAGCCCGCTGTCCCTCGACAGACGAAGCATGACGCTCCCCGCCGCGAAGCCTTGCCGGGGAAAGATTTCCAGCTCCCGGCATACAAACCTGCGCCCGTCCATGTAGAGCGGGCGCGACACCGCCCTCCTTACCAGCGGCAGGCCGCCGTCGGCATTGGTCCGCGCGAACTCCAGAATTTCGCCGCCGGATCGCGCGGCATACCATTTCGATCCGAATCTGGCGGTGACAGACACCCGCCACGGCGAGAGGTCGTCGCCCTGCGCGCGCTCATGCCATTCGCCCGTGGCGAGGTCATAGACCCATGCCGGGCAATCGGTGAACACGATGGCAAGGAACGTGTGCCCCTCGTCCTCGTAGGTGATCACGGCTTGCGGATCGCAGTGCGCGATCGCCGTCTCGACTGCCGGGGTCGAAACCGGCTGCAATCCCTGGCTGACGAGGTAGAACCGCCCGTCATCGCCGACCATTGCCGCGCCGCCGTCGAACCGCTCGATCAGGCCGAACGATTTGAGCCCGACATCCACGACCCCGCCAGCCGACCGCTCGAACGCCTCGGCCCCACCGCCGCCGGTCAGATACCAGACCTCGTACGACGTTTCCTTGAACAGGTAGAGGTAGCCGTTGATCTGCAATGCCCGGATGATGTTGTCGTCCCGGCCGTCCGCGGTCGAAAAGTTCAGCCCCGGCAGGTCGCTGGCATCGGCCAGGTCCGACCACTGGAACCGCCGCCCGTTCAACTCTGTAAGGACTGTGTAGTTCCCGATGAACTCGACCGACCCGAACGACGAAAACGCCCCCGCAGTCGGTTCAGTCAGGCTTGTCCCATCCCAGCGATAGTATTTCCCCCCCGTGACGAACAGGACGTCGCCGTTATTGCCCGAGATCGACGCCTGCGCGCTGTCGTCCGCCGCGCCTCGATCCGTCACGCTGCCATCGTCCGCGATCTCGTAAACCCGGCCATTGCACAGCACGTAAAGCGCCGCATTGACCTGCCGCATTGCCCGGACGAACACCCCGCCGACCTCGGCAAACGTCCGCAGGCCCAGAACCGACTTGAGCGAATACACCGTCCGTCCTTCCGGCGCGGACACCGGCTCGCGGTACATGTTCACAAGCCGCGACGGCTGCGCGGCGATGTTGTCCGGGTCGCGCCCGGATTGGCCGACGAACTCGACGCTGGGCATATCACATCCAGGTCTCTGCGTCGCCGACGCCGATGCGATCGTCGGCCCTGATCGTCGCCATGAGACGGCGCCACGCCAGTCCGCGCGGCCCCATGGATCGGCCGTAGGACGGCGCCAGCTCTACCGCCAGCAGGTTCGCGAGCGGCACGACGGAGGCGCTCGGAACATCGTCCAGCGTCCACGTCGTGTCCGTCTCGTTCTGGACCTCAGCGAAGATGCTGCGAAGGATCTCCGACCCGTAGGACTCCTGATCCGCCGTCAGAGCCTCGTCCTCGGCCTTGATTTCCAGCCGCCGGAAGGCGAGCTGCACAATGTCAAGCGTCGTCGCCATCGCGCACCTTCGGCGGGCGGCCCCGGCGCTTCGGCGCCTCGCCCTCAAGAACCTCGAAATTCGCGTTGATGGCGACCACTTCGCGCAGATGCTCCGGCACGTCGAACTCGACGCCCGGCGAGATGTTCACGCCTTTCCAGTTGCCGTAGCCGGTGCCGATGTAGCGTGCGCGCATGTCATCCCTCCAACATGTGGAGAGGGCGGTTGCCCGCCCTCCCCGTTCTTCACTGCCCGATCAATCGACGGTGTAGACGAGCGCCAGCGTCACATCCTGGGCCGAGGCCGTGGTCGTGGCGCCAGCGGTGACGCCGATCACGTCGGCGAATCCGCCGGGATCGGACGCCAGCCCCAGCAGCTCCCAGACCATCTTGCCGGCGTTCGCGTGATCGCCCGGGATGGTGAAGCTGCCGGCCGTCGCAACGGCGGTCGCCGCCGCAATGGCCGTGTTCGATGTCGTGAAGTTCCCGCCCACCGCCTTGAGGCCGATGGACATGGTGACGCTCGTCCCGAGCGCATCGTTCAGCAGTCGCGAGACCCCGTTGATGCGCGCGGAGGTCGGGATGCGGCAGAACACGATTTCGTGCCCGACCGGGGTCGAGGCAGGAACCGAATACGTCGAGTCGGCCGCGTAAGCCCCACGCGCCACAGGAACCTGCAACGTGTTGAGCTTGCCGGGGGTGCGAAGGGTTGCGTTGGGCATGTCAGGTTCCTCCTGTTACGCCGAGGCCGGAGCCGAGTGGAACACCGTGACCATGCCGTGCTGAACCCCGTTGTAGATCAGCTTCGACGTGCCGCGGCACTCCTCGATGCCCACCTTGTAGACGAAGTCATAATCCGTCTCCTTGGCAATGCGCGAGGTCGGCTCCTGACCCCACGCGACGCCCACTGCCTGCGCGCCGCACAGGAAGGCCGGAGCCACGTCCGACGAGGACGCACCGACTCCGGGGATGGTCGGGATCTCCGGGACCTCCCGGATGATCACGCCGTCCCAGATCAGGTCGCCAGCCTGGAAGATGGGGTTCGCCGCCACGTCACGCGGCCGCGCCTCGCGGTTCGCGTTGGCGATCGACGTGTCGGTTTTCAGGTCGCGCATACCGCGCGAGTTGACGAACATGACGAACCACTCGCGACCTTCCGCGTCATCCGTCTTGAACGGGCGGATGTAGGGATCTGCCTCCAGCGCGCGCATCTTGGCCAGCGTCACCATGGCGGCCGAGAGTCTGTCCGCCGAGGTGTCGACGTTGAGCAGCGACGCCGAATGGTTGTTGCCCGAGTTGTTGCTGACCGCCGCTCCGAAGAGGAAGCGATCCGCGTTGGCCGCAAGGAATGCGTTCTTGGTGCCCTCCGAATACGCCAGGTAGGCCTGCAGCGGCGTGCGCGCCGGCGTGGACGTGTCGTCCGCCGAGACGCCGCCGAGGAACGACGTGCCGTCGTACGCCATGAAGGCGCAGGTCAGGTCGTCGCGCAGGCTCTCCGAAGCCCAGGTGCGGAGCTGCATCCGCGCGGCGTCGCGCAGGTCCATCTCCGTCCAGTGCTCGTCCGGCTTGGCGATCTCGACGCCGTTGCGGTTCCAGTTGACCGTGATCGGCTTGTTGTAGTTCCCGAGCGCCTCCTCGTTCCCGACCAGGCGCGTCGTGCCGCGGACGCCCGAGCCCTTGAGCCGGGTGATCAGCGGAATGTTCACGGTCTTGCCGCCCGAAACCAGATCGTAGTTCACAACGATCGGCATCATGGCGTTGCGCGACGCCCGGCCCATGTAGGGCCGATAGCGGGTGTCACGGACGTATTCCGTGAAGAAGTTCGCATCCCACTTCTGAACGCGGGATGCGGTGTTGAGCTGGGTCTGTGCCATTGCTCAGTCTCCGTCTGGGGTGATGCGTCAGCCCCCGAATGCGGCGTCAAACGCCGATCCGCGCGGGGCCATCTCTCCCGCCTTGCCGGCCGCCGGCGCGGACGCCAGCGAGCCGGGAAGGCGCGGTTTGGGCAGAACGGGCTGCGTCTGCTGCATTTCGGCCATCAGCTCCTGACGAAGCTGCTCCTTGATGCTTTCGATCTGCCTGGCTTTCCAGGCCTCCGGGTCCGTGCCGATTTCGGCCAGCACGGCCTGGCGCTTGTACCAGTTGACGACGAAGGCGTAGGGGTGCGCGCTGCTTTGAAGCTCCACGGCCAGGGCGGGGTTCTGCGCCACCGCGGCCTGGAAGGCGTCACGCGCCCGATCCACCGTCTCGTCGCCGAATTTGTCCCTCGCCAGCGCCTCGGACATGTTCAGACGCTCGTTCCAGAGGGACGCCTGGAATTGCTGCCGCTCGAACTGCAGCCGCTGGTCGGGGTCGGAATAGAAGTCCGGGGCTTGCGCCGCGGCTTCCCGCGCCTTGCGTTCCTGCTCCTGCCGCCATGCGCGCAGCTGTTGCAGTTCACGTTCGGCGGCCTGCCGCTTTTCCCGCTCGTCCAGCAACGCCGTGATGGGGATGTCGCGGGGCTTTTCGTCCGATGCCGCAGGCGGCGCGGCGGGCGCGTCAGGAGCGGGCTCCTTCAGCGCGACAGGTTCATCGCCCTTGCCGGCTTCGGCGGGCGCGGGGTCGGGCTTCTGCCCTTCCGGCTCCGGCGCAGTCGGCTGCTCGTCGAGAAAGTCCAGCTTGTCGGCCATCTTGGTCGTCTCCCGTTTCGTGGGTGAGTCACGCATCGCCCGTTGAATAGCCCGGCGGCGGCTTGTCATTTGCGCATGACTGCGAAATCGCCCGGATGCACTACAACCCCGGCGGCGGGTATCTCTCAGGCCGCGCGAGGCGGCTCGGGCCGGCGCATGGACGCCACGCGCGCAGCGATTTCGTCCGGCCGTCCAGCGGCCTCCACGGCGGCCCGTGTGGCCTCGGCGCGCAGCTTCGGGATCGCGGCAAGGTCTTTCGCCGCCGCCGCCCGGACGCGCTCCGCGTTGGCCTCCTTCTCGCCGATTTCGGCGTCCATGGCACGCATCTGCATCTGCTGCTGCATCGCCGCCTGCTGCGGGTCCGGCTTGAGCATTTCCAGCAAGCGCTTCTTGTCGGGCATCTCGGACGCCTCGATGATGAGCTGCGGCGGGATCGGAACGCCGCGCGATGCCATGTTCGTCAGGGCCTCGAACTGCTCCGCGCGCAGCGACGCATAATCCGGTGCCTGGTCGATCAGGATATCCACGTCGATCTCGCCGACGTTGTTCACAATCTGCGGCCCCATCGGCCCCATGACAATCTGGTTGATGCCCAGGAACCGCGGCGCTTCGTTGTCGTCGGTGATCCTGATCCACCTCGGCTCGGTCCAGAACTGCCTGATCCGGTTCCACACCGCGCGATAGACCCGCTCGGTCCAGTCCGCGAGGCTGTCGTAGATCGGCGCCAGCTCGGCCAGCCCGGCCTGCTGTTGCGCGATGATCGCACGGCCCGATTGCTGCCCGCTCAGCTGCCCCAGAAGCGACGCATTCGGCCCCAGCATGTCGATCTCCGACTTCGCCTCCTGCAACAGGTTGAATTGGCCCGCGGTCATGTCGGTCGTCGGAAGGATCTCGAACGGGCGCATCCCGCTCTCGGGGTCGTGCGCCGCGGGGTCCACGTCCACATGACCATCCGGCATCGACAGCTGCCGCTTGACCTCGGCGACGTTGACCGCGCCCTTCGTGCTCATCGTCTGACGGTAGCTCAGCAGGCTCAGAAGCCGGGACCGGCGCTTGTTGATCTCGTCCTGCGCGCTGATCATGTCCCGAACCAGCCCATAGCGTCGGTTCTCCCGGTCCACGTAGGCCGACATGAGAATGATCGGGCAGCACGGCTGCTGCATCTCGTCGTAGTAGGGAGACGGGCCGTCGAAGAGCACGCCCTTGCCGGTGAACACTGCCAGGTTCCAGCGCCCGCCGTCGCGGTAATACATGTAGGCCAGCCGGATGCGCTTCTGCCGCGGCATCGCCCACTGCATCGCTTGCCGGCTCAACGGCCGGTCCTCATAGGTATCGCCTGTCGTGCCGGCGCGGTCGGGGCCGGTATCGAGGATCGCCGCAAGCTCGTCCGGGTCGCCCTCCCAGAACTGCGCAGCGTATTCCAGCGCGGAGTTCAGGCTCATCCATTTGAGAACGCCAAGAAACGCCGCGTCCGAGAAGTCCTTCTCCCGGCTGTGCGGGTCGTAGAAGAGCTCTTCCCACCGCAGGCGCTTGACGCAGACCTCCATCTGGCCGCCGCGCTGTTCCGCGCAGACCTCGACGCCGCCGTAACCTTCAACAAGCAGGTTCTCGAACGCCGCCGAGCGCTTCTGGTCGATCCGCTCCCGTTCCTCGACGAAGCGCAGGGCCTTCGTGGCGACCTCTGCCGCGTCGGTGTCCGCCGGGTTCCTGGGATAAGCCTTCGGATCGACACGGCCGCGCTGCTCGATCCCCACCATTGCGTCGATCTTCCGCTTGATGCGGTTGATCGTGATCACAGGCTGCTTCCGCTTTCGCAGGATCGCTTCCTCGGCCGCCGTCCACTGGAATCCGTCGTAGTAATCCCGATCGCGCTCGGCCGCCGCGCGGGCATCGCTGGTGTCGTCGGTTGCCCGCTGCACCATCGCCTTGAGTTGCGCAAGATCAGCCATTCAAACAAGCCTCCACGATTCGGCGTGCTCTGCGGGCGCGTAGTCGGTTGGCCGCGGCAGGCGCATGTCGGGCTCGCCCTGCCCCGGCTCGATCAGGCGCCCCTTGCGGTGCAGCCGCTCCACGGCATAGCGCAGCGCGTCGATCAGGTGGTTGTTCGCGTCCTCGGGAACCGGCAGCACCTCGCCGGTCTGCCGGTCCGTTTTCCAAGCGTAAGACGAGAGCTCGCGCGCAAGGTTGACGCACCGCGGGTGCACGACAATATCGAGGCCCTGCAGGAAGCTGATCCCGTCCTCTATCGAGCCCCTGCCCTTGACCGCGGCCCGCATCTTCTTGAACCCGTGCCTGCGCAGGTAGTCGATCGTGTCGGGCCTCGAACTGTCGGCGCGGCTCGGCCACCGCTCGATCCCCGGAACGCGATGCAGAAACGCTGGCAGCGCGTCGGTCGGAACGCCCACCTCCCAGGCCTCGTGATCCACATACAGCGTCCGGCGGTCCAGAAGCGCGCATCTCAGCGCCGCAGCGGGATCCTGCGCGAACCCGAAGTCCACGCCATAGAACCAGATCACGTTGTCCGGCACACGCTCCTCGCCGATGCGCCAGTTGCGGAAGATCCGCGCCTCGCTGATCGACCTGTAGGCGCCGCACCAGACGTGCCGATACTTCTCCGGGTCGCGCTCCCGGTCCCGCTCCATGTCGCCGCGCAGGGCCTCGGGAAAGAACGGGTTGTCCTGCCAGTTCGCTTCGACAACAATCGCGTTGTCCGGCGGGTTGCCGCGAAGCAGCGCGTCAACCGGGTCTTCCGGCTTCTCCGGGTTCCACGAGAACCACAATTCCGACCCGCTCTTTCGGATCGTCGGAATCAGGAGCTCCAGGCTGCGCTGGCTGATTGTCTGCGCCTCCTCGACCCACGCCACGTCGAAGCCTTCCAGGGACTTGATGCTCGCCGCCGTGTGGTTTTGCAGGCCCCGGAATACGCAGAGCGAACCGGATGGCCCGTTGATCTCCGAATCCGTGATCCTGAACAGCTCGGCAAGGCCGAGTTCGGTGATCTTGTCTTCCAGCAGGCGTTTCACCGAGTCGGCAATGGAGCGCTGCACCTCGCGGCAGCAGACGATGCGGAATCCCGGCCGCGTCGCCATGAGCGTAACGGCCATGAGCGCGAAGAAGTGGGATTTGCCTGACCCCCGCCCGCCATACGCGCCTTTGTAGCGGGCGGGCTGCGTGAGCGGTCGAAAGACCTCAGGAACCTGGACCGGCATCGTCGGGCTTCACGAAAGCCCAGGTGATGGCGTGGCGAACCGGCGGCGCGTCGTCGTCGCCCCCAACGGCAAGGCGCTCGCCGTAGACCTTGGGACGCATCTTGCCGGCAACCCACTTGCGCGCGTCGATCCGAACCCTGCGGTCGTTCGCGTCCAGGCTGCGGTCGTCGGCGATCTCGATAATCTCATCGACCAGCGTGTCGGCTTGAGTCTCACGCGCGCGCACGTACTGATCCGCGGCCTCGGCGGACGCGCTGAGCCACCGGAACACGTTGGACATGGACGGCATGTCTGGATCGCGGCAGATGGACCGCAGGCTCTCGCCGTTGCCGATGCGGTCGCAGATGGCGTCGAAGATGTCCTGAGAGAACTGCACGGTTCATCTCCGGTTCTTGTTTTCGGGCAAAAGCGTTGCACGGCGGCGTTGCGCCACCTCGCACCGGCCAGGCATCCCGACGCGCGACGACTTACACGGGGCGAGGCCATTTGCGCGCATGATAGGTTTGCGCGGGGAATCTTGCAAGACGGTCAGTCCGCTGCCTTTTGCAGGGCGTCGAGGCTTTCGACCTCGACCTCGCGATCGGCGCCGAACAGGCGCAGACGGACGGTTGCGCCTTGGCCCTTGATCTTGAGCACCTTGACGGGAAGGCCGGACAGGGTTCCGGCTGTGATCACAGCGCTGTCGCCGGGGCGCAGCATGGTGGCCTGCGCCCTTGCCATATCCGCGCGCTCGACGCGCTGGCGCAGGGCGTGAATCCTGGTCAGGTCGTCTGGATGCAAATGGGCGACGTGTCCGCTGGGCAGCCGTATGGCATCCCGGATGTATGGGCTGTCGAACACCTCGTGCCAGAGGGGCTGCGTGTCGAATGAGGCGAATACGTAGCCCGGCAGGATGCGTTGTTTCCGCCAGACGGTCCTTCCGGCGCGCTGCGTGCGCAGGCGGTCCGGGACGGAACGCACCGGGTAGAAGGCCGAGGCCTTCCAGCGCTGCCAGAGGTGCGCGACGGCTGCGGCTTCGCGT